TGGTGCAGTTATAGAAATGCCTGATGAATTAGAGCCAAACTTAAAACCATATTTACTTCAACCATCTGGCCAGAACTTACAAGCTATTATGGAGTCTATTAATAACAAAGTAGATTCAATAAATAGGATTGCTCATACTGGTGCTGTTAGAACTCAAAAGACAGGCATAACATCTGGTGTAGCTTTACAAACAGAATTTGAATTATTAAATGCTAGACTATCAGAAAAAGCTGATAACTTACAAATAGCAGAAGAACAATTATTTAAACTATACGCAATATTTCAAAATGTTACATTTGATGGCGAGATAAACTATCCTGACTCATTTAACATTAGAGATTATGCAGCTGATCTAGTTTATTTCCAACAAGCTAAATCATTAAACATTGGCTCATCAACATTTAGTAAAGAAGTAGATAAAGAAATTGCTAGAGCAGTTATTGATGATGATACTAAATTAAATGAAATTTTTGAGGAGATAGAACAATCAACAGAAGTCGGTCAATTTACACAAGACGAACCAGCACAAGAAGATCAAGAAGTAGAGCAAGAACAGATATAATGAATGTCGGATATAGTAAAAGATGCAACATTTTATAGAATTAAGCAAATAGAACTTGCTGAAGCCGAATATTATAAATCACTTATAAAAACATTAGACAGAATAGAAAGAGAAGTAGTATCTCTTGCTAGTAGATTACCTTTAACAGATGGTAAGTTAATAGAATTACAATCTGCTATTGCTATTAGACCAAGAATAAAATTTATTTTAGAAAGAGAATATCTTAAATGGTCAGATGATGTTGTAAGAGAGGGTTTTAATAAACAAGCTAAAAGAATCGAGAAAGCATTTAAAAGAATAGGTAATATACCGGTAGAGTTTCAAGAACTAACAAAAGGCGATCTAGCTTTAGTACAGAATCTTAAACAACAATATTTCACACAGTTTAAAGATGTATCAAATACCTTTACTAGAAAATTATCAGAAAAGGTTTATCAGAATACATTAGTTGGTAGTGAGTTTGCAGTATTAGAAAAAGAATTAAGACAAACAATAAATGGCATATATGCTAGTTCAGATGACCCAGAAATTCAACGATTAGTTAATTACATAAATGATAATAAGTTTGATAAGTCTAAACAAGCACAAGTTGATAAATCAATACAAACATTACAATCTAAATTTGCAAGAGATAGGGCTGGAGAGAATATGAAAAGATATGCTGGTCAGATATTAAATGATTCTTTGCGTGATTTTGATGCAACATTAAACTTTAATAAGTCGCAAGATGCTGGTTTAACTTTTGTCAAATATTATGGAGATGTTATTCCAACTACTAGGGAAATTTGCAGAAATATGATTAGTGGTGTATATAACAAGAGGAAAAGTGGACTTTTCACAGTTGATGAAGTCAGAAAGCTGTGGGCAAGTAGAAGTTGGTCAGGTAAAAAATCTGGCGACCCTTTAGTTGTTCGTGGTGGTTATAATTGTCGTCATCAATGGTCTTATGTCAATCCTGATTGGTATGACAGCAAAGGCGAACTAATAATATAATAGGAGAAAACAATGTCCGAAGAAACAAAGGCAGTTGCACCTGAAACGCAACAAACTGAAACACCTAAAGAAGAAGTAAAAGTAGAAGAAACAAAACAGAATACTTTTACCCAAGAACAATTAGACAACATAATCAAATCAAGACTTGAAGCAGAAAAAAACAAGTATGAAAAAAAACTTCAAGATGAAGAAAAGCAGAAAGCTGAACTTTTAAAAGAACAACAATTAAAAGAAGCTAAATCTAAATCTGAAATTGAGAAGATTATGCAAGAAAGAATAAAAGAAAAAGAAGATGAAGTATTAAGATATAAAACTCAAATTAAAAAAGAAAAAGTAGATAATTCAATACTTTCTGTTGCCAATAGAGAAAAATCTATTAATGCACAACAAGTCGTTTCTCTTTTAAAAGACGAAGTAAGATATACTGATGATGGTCGTATAGAAGTAGTTGATAATAATTCTAATGTACGATATAACACTAAAGGAGAACTTTTTACAATCGAAGATCGAGTAAAAGAGTTTTTAGATAGCAACCCACATTTCCGACAAGGGTCATTGTCTGGTTCAGGAAGCCAGAGTGCTATTGGTGGCAAAACTGTTAAACCCTTTAACTTACAGGACTTGGACTTAACAAAGCCAGAAGATCGTAAAGCCTATTCAGAATATAGAGCAAAACGAGATTCAGGTGCTGTTGAGATTAATTTAAACAATAAATAAACTTAATAGGTAATAACAATGGCAAACGAAAGCACAAGTTCTACTCTATCGGAACTATACACAGAGATAGTAGCAGAAGCTCAATTCGTAGCTTCTGAAAAATCCATCATGAGAAACCTAGTTAAAAACTATGCTATCACTGGTGGTGGTAAAGCAGTTGAAGTTCCTGTATATGCACAAGTAAGTGCAGCAGCAGTAGCAGAAGCAACTGACTTATCAAACACTGCAATCGACCCAAGTTCAGTAACTATTACTGCATCTGAAGTCGGTGTTATGACTACACTAACAGATTTAGCAAGAAACTCTGCACCAAGAAATGTTGCAGCAGATATTGGTAAATTATTTGGAGAAGCATTAGCAAGAAAACAAGACGCAGATTTAACTGCATTGTTTGATGGCTTTAGTGTTACTTCAGGAGATGGTACAGCAGCTATCTCTCCAGCTGTAATCTTTAATGCTCTTTCAACTTTAAGAGCAAATGCATTACCAGCTAATGAAAGTGCAGTAGTATTACACCCTAAAATCGCTTACGATCTAAAATCTGGCTTAACTAATACTTTTGCTGGTTTAGATACTGAAACATCTAACGAAGCATTAAGATCAGGTTTCGTTGGTAAGTTAGCTGGATTAAATATATTTGAAACTTCAAATATTGCTAATACAGGTACTGCTGGTGATTACAAAGGTGGTGCGTTCCATAAAGACGCATTAGCAATCGCTATGATGCAAGATGTTAAAATCGAAACTCAAAGAGATGCGAGTTTAAGAGCAGACGAAATCGTTGCTACATCAGTTTATGGTGTGGGCGAAATCCATGACTCTTATGGTGTTGAATTACACTACGATTCATCTATCCAATAATAGGATACTTTGTGAGGGGGAGAAATCCCCCTTACATGAAACCAAATAGGAGAATAAAATGGTTAAATTAGTATTATCAAATGAGAAAATGATTACCCTAACCAGAGGTAATAAAACAATAACTAGAAGTGAATTAGATTACGAAACAAATAAAGTTATGTATGATTTTAGAGGTTTTAAAGTTGTGTCAGATGATGTAAAAGAAAATATTAAAGAAGTAGATCAAACTTTTGAAAACGAAGCAAAAGTAATACCTCTTAAAAAGAAAAGAAAAACAAGGAAAAAGAAATGAATCAATGGTTATGGCTTAAAGGCAAAAAGAAAGTTAAATGGATTTGGATAAAGGCTAAAACTAATCCAATGTATTCAATCCCTTTAGCTTTATTAATTGTTTATTTAATTTGGAAGTAAATTATGGCTAATTATACTGGTGCTGATGTTATTGTTGCTGCTGATGTTACAAAGTATCAACCTGATGCTTTTGGTTTTGGTATTGCTTCAGGAGATACAGAAACAGTTAATTTCTTTGCACAAACAACTAATGATATTTTAAGACAATTAAGAATCGAATGGTGGCCTGTATATAAAACAAATATATTTACAGACATTACAGTTTTAAACACAGCAGAAATGGTTAATACAAAAGTTAATTTAGATCAGTTTGAAAGAGCTGGTGTTTATCTATTTCTTGGTAGATTCTTTTTACCAGCATTAACTAAATTCAGACCAGAAACAGAAAAAGACAGATTTGAAAGAATGGCAGAATATTATATGAGCCAATACAATATCGAATGGAGAATGATATTAGAAGATGGTGTAGAATATGATGTTGATTCTTCAGGAACTATTGTATCTAACGAGAGAGAGCCTTTACATGGATTTAGAAGATTGACTAGATAATGGCTGTCGATTTAAAGATTAAATCTAACTCAAAACAAGTATCTAAAAAATTTAAAAAGTTTCAATCTGTATTACCTAGAATAATTGATAAAGGTATTAAACAAGCTGGATTTCAATTAATAGATATTATTAGAACTAAAACTAAAAAAGGTATTAATTTTAAAGATGGTGTATTTGCACCATACTCACAAGGTTATTTAAGAAAACTTAACAAAGAGGGTAAATCAACTAAAGTAGATTTATTTTATTCTGGTAGAATGTTAGGTAGTTTAACAAGTAAAAAAACAGGAAAACACAAAGTATCATTAGGTTTTAGTAATGCACAAATGCTACAAAGAGCATTATTTAACCAAGTATTGAATGACCCTAAAAGAGAATTTTTTGGCTTTAACAATAGAACAGAAAAGATTATAAGTAAATCATTCAACCGATTTGTAGAAAAAGAATTAAGAAAGTTTAGAATATGAGTGTAAGAGAAAATATAGCATCTAATTTATTAACAGTT